GAGACGGAGAACACAGACCTAGTTCCCCGATTGGAAGGCCTAGAAGATGATCATGCACCACAAGTGCTCTTTGGAGGAGTTTTTAACTCGTTTACCTTTCTCTTAAGAAAGAAAGAACCAAAGAAATTTAAATCGTTTATTTTAACGATCAATCAAGCGAAGATGGGGTTCCCGAGACCGACTGAGGATATGGTTGAGAAAAAGACGTATGAAACGGCTGAGTTTCTCACAAGTGAACCAAGACCTCTACCCGACGATGAATATGTTGTACATCGTGGAAAGGATGGTCGTTTAGAAGGAACCGTGTTAAATAAGGAATTGATCTGTGGAGAGTTACAACGGGTAGTTCGAGAAGCTTTCAAAGGAAAGACTTATACTTATAAGGACCATTATGAGCCCTTTTGCCCCTCAACCAGTGCTAATTATAATTACACTCGGTCTAAAGGAGGTGCTGTCGGAACTATCGTAGATGAAATAATTAACAATTTTGATTTTCATACTGATGATGATCTTATAGAAGAACGGACAATAGAAATTGAGTCCGATGATTTTCTAATCGAACGTGCGCAGTTTTGCGGAAAAGACGACGATATATTGTTAAATGCTCTCTGTTTTCCTGTGAAAACTAATGTCAAGGCAGTGGTTTACGATGACACTAAACTCCGAGATCAATGGAGAAAAGTGATGGATAGAATTTACTCTGAAGCACAAACTGAATTGCCTTTGGTTGTCCCTGTGGGACTTTCTGAAGCTCTAAAAGTAAGAGTCATATCCAAAGGGCCTCCAAAGTTATATACTTATCTGAAGCCTTTTCAAAAATTTATGCATCGTACATTACGTCATATGGACGTTTTTAGACTAATCGGGACTCCGGTAACGGAAGCTATTATAAATGATTTATTTACAGCTGATTTAGTCCGTCCAGAAATGATCTTTCTTAATGGAGATTATAAAGCATCCACGGATAATCTACGTGGTTGGGTGTCAGAGACTCTTGCAAAAGAACTCTGCCGTGTTCTAAAAGAAAACGGAGAGAATAATGATAAAAGCTTCAATATTGATGAAGCACTGCTTATTAGGAGTCTCACGGGTCACATATTTGTGATGAAGGATGGAAGAACTCGTGTCCAAAGAGATGGACAGTTAATGGGTTCTATTTCATCTTTTCCATTCCTGTGTTTAGCTAATGCTGCGTTGTGCAGGTTGGCTCTTGAGTGGTC